TGCTCCAATGGTCGAGAGAAAAAGATAAAAAACGTCAGCAAATATTTGATTGACTGGGACTCTGATTGCAAAAGCGGAATTCAAAAAGACGTAAAAAACCAAGTTAAACCTTATTGGTTTGCAGATGTCGTTTTTGAAGAGTTTCCTGTTGCTGGAACCAGAATGACCTTAGATCTTTATAACGCGACTCAAAAGATAGCCATTGAAGTGGATGGCAATCAACATTATAGATATAATCAATTTTTTCATTCTAATTCTCGCCAGAAGTTTCTGCAACAATTACAGAGAGACGAGAAGAAAGAATACTTTTGTGATATTAATAATATAAAGCTTATTAGGGTATTAGAATCCGATGTTTTAGATTCAAAAAAATACCCTAGAGAGTTAATAAAACTTTTAAAATGAGTAAAGAAGACGAAAAGAAAGGCTTACCACAATCTCTATTAGACAAAATTTATGATTCCACAGGTTCAGCAAACGGTGGCAATAGAGGGTTTTTACTACTTTATGTTGACAAAGAAGGCTGTCCTAGTATGACTACTCGGACAGAAAACCCTTGCGTTGAGATGGCTTTAGGTAAACTTATAGAGCTAGCTATGGCTAAAAAAGATAGCGATATTACTTTATGATATTTTCTTATGATCTAGAAAAAAAAGTTCTTAGCGGCTTGTTGCAACATCAGCACAAGTGGGAAGAAGTATCTAGCTTTTTAAATGAAAGCGATTTTTATTCAGAAGACTCAAAAGTAAATGTATCAATATTTAAATTATTAAAAAATGCTTTAAACAATGCAGAGGATATAGATGAAACTATTTTAGTTCAAAGAATTCAGCAACTAAAAGCTAGCTTCCCAGATAGCATTGATATATCGGAATATGTATTTTCACTAGCCTTTTATAAAATAACAGAGAAGATATTGATCTCTTCTGTTAAGGAACTTAAAAAGTATACAGCGCGTAGAGAAATTTATAAAAGCTGTAAAAATGTAGCTTCATTTGTAAAAAGTGCAGACCCCAATCTCAAATACGGAGAGCTTATAGAGCAATCTGATCAGCTTTATAATAAAAACATTAAAGACTTTGAGATGACAGAAGCTGGACCTGTCAATCTCTTTGAAATGATGGAGGAGGTTGTTGAGGATAGAGGTAACAACCCCGTCGAAGATTTCGGGATGCTTGGGCCTCACCCTAGAATTAATGAGATGTATGGCTCTTTACTTTTAGCTGGCAACATATCGGTTATTGTAGCTCGATCAGGAGTAGGTAAGACCAACTTCTGCATGGACTTTACTACAAAGGCATCTGCTGAACATGGAGTGCCTGTTCTCCACTTCGACAACGGAGAGATGAGTGAAGAAGAACTTATCTTTAGACAATGCTCCGCTATGACGGGGATACCTGTGTGGTTACTCCAAACAGGAAAATGGAGAACGACTGCTTACAAGAACTGGTCTGTGGATCAAGTTGTTGAGAAAGTTAGGTCTGCTTGGTCAAAAATAAAAAACATGAAGTTTTATTATGAAAATGTAGCTGGCCTATCTCCCGACGAAATGTGTTCTCTGCTGAAAAGATTTTACTTCTCTAAAATAGGTAGAGGCAATCCACTTATATTCAGTTTTGATTATATTAAAAGCGACTTTGGAAGCATTGGTAAGGTTGATGGTTGGCAGCAAGTTTCTTATTTAGTTCATAAGTTTAAACAAACTATCCACCGCGACTTAGCCTTTGATGGGAAGCCATGCGTATCAATGATAACATCAGTTCAGTCTAACAGGCTCGGCATAACCAATAATAGAAATGCTGGATCAATCGTTGACGATGAAAGTGTTGTCTCTCTGTCTGATGGCATCACACAATTTTGCTCTCATTTATTTCTTCTAAGAAGAAAGGTGGCAGATGAAATTCATGAAGAAGGAGCAAACTTTGGAACTCATAAGTTAATTAATCTCAAGGCAAGGCACTTAGGGAAGAGCGCACTTAGAGCTATTCATCCAGTTGAAATGCCAGATGGGACAAAGAAACAGAATTTTATTAATTTAAATATAGAAAATTTCAGAATTACTGAGAGGGGAGACTTGCAAGATATCGTTGATGCTTTTAATGGGGAAACGATTCAAGTTGAAAGCAATGAGTCAGAAGAATTACCAATTCATCTTAGAGCGTGATGAACTACAAAGAAGTTCTAGAAAACCTTGGGTATAGACTCAAGGATCATGGATCATACTGGAGGACAAATGCGGTATACAGATCTGGAGACAACTCTACAGCCCTTCAAATTTATAAAGATACTGGAGTTTGGAAAGACTATGTGGAGGACTCTCAGTTTATGCCGTTTGAGGCTCTGCTTCAAAAAACCCTAAACATAAAAGACCCCAATGCAGTAAAGCATTACTTAAAAGATAATGGTGTAAGTATAGGAGCAAGAATAAAACAAAAACATTTATTGAAAGAGGAGAAAACATATCCTGCTAAAGTTTTAACCAAGCTTTTACCGCATCATGATTTCTACCTAAATAAAGGGATAACAAAAGAGACTCTTGAGGATTTTCAGTGTGGGCTTGCGATGTCTGGCAAAATGTATCAGAGAGTAATCTTTCCTATATTTAGAAAAGATGGTCGCATTCATGGTTTTTCTGGGAGAAAAGTTACAGAGGACGACAGACCTAAATGGCTACATATGGGGAAATCTTCTGGATGGTTATTCCCATATTACAATATAGAAAAAGTTCAAGAGGCTATCACTAAGAAAGAATCTGTTCATATTGTTGAGTCTATAGGAGATTGCTTATCCTTGTATGATAATGGCGTAAAAAATGTTTTAGTTTCTTTTGGCTTAAACATTTCTCCTACTTTTATTTCTAGACTATCACTACTACCATTAAAAAAAGTTTTTGTATCATTTAATAATGATCAATCTTCTTCAATCAATCGAGGGTTTGAGGGTGCAATTAAATCTATTTTTAAATTAGTTGACTCTATTGATTTCGATAAAATTTACTTTGTTCCCCCTGAAAAAAATGATTTCGGAGAAATGAGTGGAGAAGAAATAGAAAAATACTCTAATTATTGTTATAATCTACAACATCAAGAATCCATGCAGAAAGTTATTAAAATAGCTAAGAACATGGATAATAAAGGTGTAAATAAAAATTTTTCTTCTTCTCTTAAAAAATTAATAAAGAGGAACAATTTCCATTATGGAGACTTTTGATAATAAACCACTGTCGGCATCGCGGATAAAAACACTGCAAATGTGCTCTTGGCAGTATTGGTGCAAATATCATCTTAAACTTCCTGATAAATCTAACGAAGGTAGTTTACGTGGAACTATCTGCCACGCTGTGTTTGAAAATTTAGGTAATCCAAAACACAAGAAACATTATACTCGTATAATTAAAACCCAAAACGCTTTTGCCTCACCACCAGTTAAAAGAATGATAGAGGCTTATGCCAAAAAGCATGGCATAGATGATTTTGAGAACATGGATCTTATAAATCAAATGACCGTGGAGGGTCTTAATTATGACTTCTTTGGGGATAAAGAAGGCAAGCCAACCCAATCAATTAGTGAGAAAGATTTTGATATATCTATTTCTGAAGATGGGAAAAATTATCGGATTCTAGGATTTATAGATAAACTTTTTTTGTTTAAGAGAAAGAAAACAGCACTTATAAGAGATTTTAAAACATCAAAACAAATTTTTTCTGGCAAAGAATATACCGATAACATGCAAAACTTAATGTATTGTTTAGCGGTAAAACATTTATACCCAGACTTTCTAAAAAGAAAGATGGAATTTCTTTTTGTTAAGTTCGACTGCAACAATGATGGTTGTTGTGAGATGGAACCCTTAGATGAAGAAGAACTTGAAGGTTTTGAATATTTCTTAACTGAGGTCCAACAAATTATTAATAATTTTAATGAAGATTCTGCTTCTAAAAACTTAGCTTACGACAAAGGATATCTAGGAAGGGATGATGGATTTGCTGGTAGAGTTGTTTGTGGTAGGGCTGAGTATGCAGGTCAATTAAAAAAAGATGGCACTCCTATGTGGCACTGTCCCTTTAAATTCCCTAGAGAGTTTTACACCTTAGTAGATAAAGATGGTGTTAGAGTAGCTTCTGCCGACCTTAAAAAAGATCTTAAAGAAAAGAAAACCAAGGACTTGAAGATAGAGAAAGTAAAATACGATGGGTGTCCCGCTTTTTCGTTTGACAAACCTATGGAACTCCTTTAAGGTAGAGGAGTGATACCTTTATTTAAAAGCACATTTAGTATAGGTCGTTCTTTACTCAGGGTTGAGGATCTTGTTGACATCGCTCAAAGCGGAGATGTTAAAAAAATGATTTTAGTGGAAGATAACTTCTATGGATTTAGGGTTATCAACAAAGCTTTTCTTCATGCTGAAATCCCTATGGTATATGGCGTTAGACTACCCGTAGTTCAATCAAGTATTAGTGAAGAGCCTAGCAAGTTGATCTTTTTCCCCAAAAACAATAAAGGGGTCGCTGTTGTTAGAAACCTATACACCCAATGTTTTACTAGTGAAGGAGAGTGCCTCCACTTAGATAAATTAGAGGAAGACAAACTTGATGATGTGAGCATCGGAGTCCCCTTTTATGATTCTTATATATTTAATAATATTTTCAATTTTGGACTGTGTGAGTTATGCCTTGATGGGTTTGATCATTTTTATATGGAGGAAGATAATAAACACCCTTTTGATTTTCAAATAAGCTCTGCGCTAAAAAAATTAAAAGTTAAAACAGAGAAGTGCAAAAGTATATATTATAGAAATAAGGATGACTTTGAAGCATTCCAAATGTATAAAGCTGTCTGCAACAGAAAACAGGGCAGAGTGCCTACCTTTAGCAACCCTCGCCTTAATGATTTTTCCTCTAACGAATTTTGCTACGAATCATATTTAGAAAATGTTGCCAAGTAATCAAAAATATCTAGTATTCGATACTGAAACAGAAGGTTTAAATTTATTCTCTTCTAAAACATGGCAGCTATCTTGGATAGTCTGTCAGGGAAATAAAACATTAGAAACTCATGACGAGTTTATAATTCACAAAGAATTAAATATTCCTGAAGTAGTTAAGAAAATCACGGGGTTTAATTGGGATACTTATAACAGAAAAGCTAAGCCTTTAGACGAGGTTTGGAGTAAGTTCGAAAAGTATATATTTGACCCTCAATATATCGTAGTGGGACAAAACCTTTTGGGTTTCGATGTTTACATGCTTGCTGTATTACAAAGGCTGTTGGGTCAAGAGCCAGATTATTCTTACTTGCCTCGTATTTTAGACACAAGAGCTTTAGGGAAAGCTTACAGAGAAGAGCTAGAGAGACCTAAAGGCAACTTGCTTAGTTGGCAATATAAGATAATTAATGACAGAAGCCTCAAGGCAAAGGTTTCGCAAAACCAACTTTTAAAGTTTTTTGATATAGAATTTGATGAGAGCAAGCTACACAATGCTCTTTACGATATTAAGATGTGCTACCAAGTATTTCTTAAGCTTAAAAAACACATGGATTTATAATGTTTGAAGACTTTACACCATATGATGATTGCGAACCTGCGGGAGTTGAGCTTCCCAAAACAATCGTTGACCCTACTAAGCTAGAAGAAATAGGGCTTGGCCCTGATAGTTCTACAAAAGAGATTCTATATGAGCTAGCCAGAAAAGGTTTGCGTGATAAAGGTATCACAAAATATGAAAATAAAAAAGTTTATTTTGATAGAGCAAAGCAAGAGTTAGAAACTTTTGAAGAGCTTGGTTTTACAGATTATATCTTGCTTAACTGGGACGTTTTAAATTTTTGTCATGACAATAATATTCCAACTGGTGCTGGCCGTGGTTCTGCTGCTGGCTCTCTTGTTCTATATCTGCTCGGAGTAACAAACATTGACCCAATCCCCCACGATTTGTTTTTTGAGAGATTCGTGTCTAAATCTAGAGCAAAGAAAGTCACTGATAAAAGAGGTAAAGAGTTTCTAGTTGGAAGCCTTTTACCTGATGTAGATTCAGATATTTCTTACGAGCAAAGGTATAAAGTCATTCAATATATTGAGCGCAAGCATGAAGGAAAGACTGCTAAAATACTAACCTTTAACACCTTTAGCGCCAAACTGTGTATAAGAGAAGCTACGAAATACTTTGATGAAGTAAAAGAAGATCAAGCTAATCAAGTATCAGACATGATACCTAAACTGCACGGTAATGTGTTTCCCTTAGAGCAAGCTAGAGAAGAAAGTGGTAAATTTAAAAGATGGGCAAGAGAGCACAAAAGGACTTTTAAAAATGCATTAAAAATAGAGAACTTGCCAAAGAATACTGGGGTCCACCCATCTGGCATAGCAATCTGTTCTGAGAAAATAGAGAACGTAGTCCCATTGCAAAAAACTAAAGACGGAGATTTAGTGACGGGTTATGATATGTCAGATGTTGCCGACCTAATGGTTAAGTTTGACATTCTTGGCTTAAGAACACTAACGATTGCTCATAAAACCTGCGAAAAAGTTGGTATAAAAATTGAAGATGTAGATCCTAATTCTCAAATTATTTATGATATATTGCAGGACTTTAGACATCCTGTAGGTCTTTTTCAGATATCCGCTGAAACAAACTTTAAGGTATGTAGGCAGATCAAGCCAGATGACTTAAATGAACTTTCTGACGTTGTAGCCCTAGCTCGACCAGCAGCACTTGAGTTTGTTGACACATATAGAGATAATAAAAACAACTCATTAGTGCAGGAAATACATCCTGAGTTAGACAAGATACTTTCTTGGTCAAAAAATGTTATCTTGTATCAAGAGCAATTGATGCAGATAGCTCACAAAGTTTTCGGCCTCACCCTTGAAGAAGCGGAGGTGTTAAGGAGAATTGTTGGCAAGAAAAAAGTTGATGAAATGCCCAAGTGGAAAGATAGGATTTATGAAGCCGCTCGTTCTAGAGACCTGACTGATCAGATAGCTGACTTTTATTGGAATTCATTGATAGCCGCCTCCCACTATTCTTTTAACAAATCTCACAGTTTTGCTTATGCAGATTTAGCCGCTAAAACAGTTTTCCTAAAACATAATTATCCTAAAGAATTCTTTCTGTCTGTTCTTGAGTGCGCTGAGTTTGATCCAGAACCATTAACTACTATATCTGGCGTTAATGAAGAGTTAGAGGATTTCGGGATGAAGATGCTTCCTCCTTGCTTATTTAAATCAGATTTCGATTTCAAGATAGAGGGAGAAAATATTAGATACGGATTAAATAGTATCAAAGGGATCTCTCTCAAGGCAATGGAGAGCCTTGTAGAGTTCAGAGGGATAGAATTTTCAAACAAATACGAGGTATTTCTAGCTGCCAGACAGTGCGGTATCAACATCTCTGTGCTTGCGGCTTTAATCCAAGCTGGAACAATGGATCATGCGGGGACCAATAGAACCCGCATGGTCCTAGAAGCACAAGCATTCAACCTTCTTACAGACAGAGAAAAAAGAAACTTTTGTAAGATAGGGGAGAGGTTTGGATATGATATACTGGATGCAATATCAGAAGTTATAGGCAAGGAAATCTTAGGAGATGACAACAAGCCTATCATGTCTGAAAAGAGATTTAAAACATTTAAAACTAAGTTCGATCAGTATAAAAAAATATATTCTCAAAATAGAAAACATGAGATGTTTGCCAAGTGGAGATACGAAAGCTCACTACTTGGTTATAGTTACTCTCATGACTTAAGAGAATGCTTCAAAGAAAGATACCCCAACCTTCAAGACCTAAAGGTTATTTCAGAATTACCTGAAAGAGAACAATTCCAAGTTGCGGGAGAGGTAAAAGATTTCTTTACAAGAACCTCTCAAAACGGTAACAAATATATGATAATATCTTTAGCGGATAATACTGCTACTAAGAACTTTTTATTCATGGACACAAGTAGAGGTAATAAACTAACAGATTTTCTACAGTATAATAAATTGAAAAAAACCCAAGTTATTATTGTAAATGGCTCTAAAAGCAGAGATAGCTTCTTTGTCGAAACAATTAAACCAATTGATACCGACATTTACATGAAACTGAGGGAGGTAAAAAGTGACTAGACTTCCTTTAACACCCCACATAGAGGGAGTTTTAGAAAAATCTCAAGACCTATCTGTCATTTTAAAAAGGAATGGGGTAGACATTGATTTATTTTTTCACTGCTTCTTAAGCGATTTGAGTCTTTCTTGCTCTTCTATTTTCAAGAGGGTTCATATAGATCCAAAAGAATGGCTAAAAGAATCTAGGCATTGCTTAAGCAAAAAAAGAGAAAATAAGAATGTAAAAAGAACTGTAAAAACAGATGTCAGAAAGCTTCTAGCAACTGCTGAAAGTATAGCTGAAGAAAGTTTTAACTTAGATTATATTCCCCCAGAAGTAATCTTAATGACTTTTTTTGATAATGTTCATTCTCCTAAAGTAATTAAAGAGCTTTACCCTAAAAAAGACGATAAATCAGATGCTACAGTTTTAGGGTTCATAACAGAATGCTCCTTAGGAATAAAAGATCTTGAATTTGAAGACACCTTTAGTCCTTTAGAAGCAGATGTCGAAACTCCAGACCACTGGATAGACATGTTTGAGCAGAATCCAATTCTGTGTCAATTTGCAGAAAACTTAAACTTAAAAGCTTTAAATAAGGAGTTTGATAAGATTGTTGATTTCGATGGGAAAATTGACGAACTGGCTACGATTCTCTGCCGAAAGAAAAAACCGAACGCAATACTAGTAGGTCCAGCGGGAACAGGAAAAACTTCTCTAGTAGAAGGATTAGCGGCTAAAATAGTTGCTGGAGATGCTCCAGAACTTATAGCAAATAAAGTGATATATTCTGTTAGTTTATCTAGTATGGTTGCTGGCACTGAATATAGAGGGCAGTTTGAGAAAAGATTAGAGGACTTTGTTAATGAAGCTAAACAATACTCAAACTTAATTCTGTTCATAGATGAAGTTCACACTTTAATAGGAGCAGGAGGAGCGACAAATAATTCACTAGAAGCTTCTAATATACTCAAACCAGAACTTGCTAGAGGCACAATAAGTTGCATAGGTGCTACAACAATCAACGAATACACAAACACGATAAAAAAAGATACTGCATTAGATCGGAGGTTTGAGAGGGTTACAATTAAAGAACCATCTAAATTCCAAATGGAAGAAATTCTTCCAACTATTGTATCATATTACGAAGACTTCCATGCAGTTGAGTATAGTGATAGATTCTTAAACAATATAATAGAATATTGTGAAAAGTATATCCCCAATAAGTTTTATCCAGATAAAGCTATAGACGTAATTGATCATTGTGGCGCTCAAGCTAAAGTTAATTTTTGGCACGTTACACCTTCAATAAAAGCCATACAGACCGAGACAGTTAAGGCTGCGCTTGATCCTGAGAAAGATCACGCAGAATTACTAGAAAAGCTAAATGCTAGTTTAGAGAAGTGGACAGAAGGGGTTGAAGACAAAACACCTATAGTAAAACTTAAACATTTAAAAGATTTCTTTGATAAGAAGAAGAACCCATTAAGTAATAAAGACACTATAGACAAGTTATTTAAATGCTTATCCAAAAGTCTAGTTGGCCAAAGAGACTTCTTAAATAACCTTAAAGAAAAACTGATTCTCTCTGGGTTAGGATTAAAAAAATCTGATAACTTTTCGTCACCTGATTGCTTTGTAGTTAGCGGTTCTAGTTTTAGTGGCAAATCTTACTTTGTAGACCTACTAAAAGACTCTCTTCAAAAAAGAGGCGTAAATGTTTTATCTTACAGTGGTGTGCATTTTTCCGATAATTTCGCTCCACATAAAATAGCTTCTTCGCAGGGAACAAATACATCAATATGTGAAAAAATAAACATCACCCCTAATAGCGTTTTAATTATTGATGACTTTCACAAGATAGATAACTCCTCAATCGCTATTTTTAGTCAAATCTTTAAGCATGGAAGATTTCAAATGACCAATGGGGATATCGCAGATTTTTCAAACTGCAAAATATTTTTGACATGCTCTCTGTCAAACAGTCAATCCTCTATGGGATTTCAAGCAGCAGGTGAAGGTAAAAACAATCTAATGATTCACCCAGAGCTTTTATCACAAATAGATGATTATTTTATCCTAAAAGAACTCACCGAAAAAGATCTACGGAGACTGTTGTGGATGAAATTAAAAAGATTAAAAAATAGATTAGAAGATAATGATATTTATCTAAACTTTGATTTTGATTACATAAAGAGGGTTACTGAGGAAATTTGCAAATCTAAAAACAAAACAGAAGCTTTGAATAAAAAGATATTATCAGAAATAACTCCATACATATCTGATAAAACCTTAAAGGGAGATAAAAATATAGAACTTTTTGTTGATAAAAAACAAAGGAGCAACGATGATATTGTGTGAGTGGTTCAGTAGCTAAAAAAATCCGTCAACTGATTGGATATGACAAAAAAAATGGCAATGCAATTCAAAAAAACCTTTACAAGCGATTGAAGTCGCAGTATAATGTGCTTGGCCCAGAAGTTTTTTGGAAGAAAATGGAAGGTCGATTTGATAACCAAGATTAAAATTTATGTCTGAAGATAATACTAAAGAAAAAAGTGAGTGGAGCAAGCGCGAATTAGGCGCTCTCTGGAGAGTTGACGGAAACAAACAGTCTTACTATAGTGGATCTATCAAAGATTCAGAAGGTAATGATGTAAAAATTGTTTGCTTCCCTAATACATTTAAAGAAAAAGGCTCTAATCAGCCTGATATTAGAATCTATGCCAGCAAAGAAAAAGAAGAGTAATATGCTTTCTGAAACAAAAGAAAAGAAACTTAGAGATCTTCTCACCGCAGAAATGGTTTCAAGAGTAACTCTTGCTGAGTCTATTAATATTATCCACAATATCGCTATTGGGGAGGTAGAAAAAAACTTAGAAGAGATGTCTGATCAAGAAAAAGAATCGGCTCTTGAAGAACTTTCTAAAAAAGTAGAAGAAACCCAGCAAAAAACAGAGGGTCAAAAGGCGTAATAGGTGTAAGACACTAAAAATGCCTTACACTGTTACGTTCCTAGATGACAAATTGCGTCAAAGCTTATCCTTTGACGCAGATATGCAGTTCCCTGAAGCCTCAGAATATACTAAAAAAGTCTGGGTTTTAAAGGAATATAGAAAAGCTGGAGGAGATCTAGACTTAAGTGAACGTAGCTCTGATCTAGTTTTTGAAAAAACACATTCATCATACTCTCTTCATAAATCATTCCAAGGTGACGAATTGGTTGTTGAATTAGTGCAAAGCATTAAATTTTTTGACGATTTCGATTACTTTTCAGAAGCAGAAATAGAAGTAACGGGAGAGGAAGAACTTGACGATCTTTTAAATCAAATAAAAGCTTCCGAGTTTAAAATGGAAAAAATTGCTGAGATTTTTGGGTTATCTGATAAGATGCCCAAGTTAGCAGATTTTAAACAACCCTCTCCAGAAGAAGAAGAATGCACTTCGGATTGCGAAGAAGATTGCGATTGTGACTCTAAATAGAATTCTAGTAACAGGCTCCGAAGGCTTTATAGGCGGCAACCTGTGCTCATACTTAGAACATCGTGGATATGATGTTACAAGATTTGACATAAGTAAAGGTGATCCAAATGCGATGCCTGACGTTGGCAATCAAGATATCGTCATACATTTAGGAGCAAATTCATCCACTACTGAAAAAGACCTTAAAAAAATTCTACAACAAAATTTTGAGTATTCAGTGATGCTGTATGAGTTGTGCGAGGGTTATGACGTTAAATTTCAGTATGCCAGTAGCGCCTCTGTCTACGGCACATCAAGGGGGTTTAAGGAATCTGATTTCTGTAAACCCTTGAGTCCATATGCTTTTAGCAAGTATATGTTTGATTGCTGGTTAATGAATCAAGACTACCCCTACCAAGGTTTCAGGTATTTTAATGTTTATGGGTTGGGAGAAGATAAAAAAGGCGATCAAGCTAGCCCTGTGTTTAAATTTATTAAGCAAGCTTTATCTAGTGGAGAGATAAAGATTTTTGAGAATAGCGAAAAATATAAAAGAGATTTTATATCTGTAGAAGATGTTTGTGAGGTTCACTATAGAATGTTGAACAATCCAGCTTCAGGTATTTTTAATGTAGGCACAGGCAACCCTATTTCTTTTAGAGATGTAGCAGATATAGTCAAAGCAAATGCCCATTGCAAAATAACAGAGATACCAATGCCTAAAGAGTTAAAGGGGCAATATCAAAAGTTTACCAAGTCCGATAATTCAAAAATACTGGAAATTATAGGGGAATATGACTGGAAAAGTGTAAATCAGTATGTAGAAGAAAACATTAATGATTTCCTTAATTAAATCTGTTTTAAAATCAATTGAGTTATTTTTATCTTTAAAAAATAAAACTTTCTACCTACAATTAAAACGAGACCATGAAGAAGAAAGAAAAAGAATCATTCAAGAACTTGAAGACATTAGGACTAATGGCGGTGATGCCGACCGTGCTGATCTCTTGCGCGACGAACTCATCCGTGAAGACAACTCCTTTAAACATCTATCAACCTTCTACTCTCAGTTTGACAAAAGGGATTCCAATAGAGACAAGTAAAGGGATTTATACGCCACAACAAGATGAGGTTTGGCATTCTGATGCTAGATTTAGGCGCTTAGAGAGGCAGCTTTATTTTCCTAGCGGGAAATAAACACTTTTAAGTGTAGATTCTAGTAATGGCATATCAAGAAGGCAGTCCACTTAGAGGTCAAATTCACTCCGAAACAGCTACAGGGAGTGGGGTTTGGCAAGTTTATCGTGCTGAATTGACAGGGCGTTTCTTAAGTGGATCTGGTATCACAGGATTTGAGGGTATGGATTTGGCGTATCATGACATGAGGGAGTATAACAGGAAGGTTGACATGATGTCTGGTATCTGGGAAACCACAGGTTTATTTCTAGCTCCATACAACGCAGGATATTCCTATACAGGCCAAACACATTTTGTAACTTGGCCTTGATTTTTTGTATTATTAATTTATAATACTGCATATGAATACTACAATTGAATTCTCAGATGAGGAGATGAATGCACTTATTGGCCTTTTAGATGTAGCTGTAAGATCACAGGGGCTGAACGTAGCACAAAACGCATTAGTTTTAGCCACTAAAATCAGAGAATCTGCCAGAGGCATTGATAACACTCCTATTACACAGGACGATAACCCTGAATTTGCTGAGCCTGTAGAGGCTGTTTAATTTTTCTTATTTCTGGATAATTTTTCCCTTGACCATTACAATTCTGTAATATATATTAATCTCATGAAGAAACTTATTCTTACAACACTACTTATGGGCGCTGCTATGGTTGGCGCAGTTAAAGCAACCACTTTGGCAGATGTCTCTGTAGAAGGTGGTGTTTCATATAGCACTCTTTCGACTAGCGGAGGAGTTGGCATTAGGGATGACGCTTTTAGTTATTCACTTACACTCTCTGCCCCAGTAAAAGCTGGAGGCACTGCTTCTGTCGGTATCGACATTTTTGACGTTGACGAGGGATACGAACAAGACATCTCCCTTGCTTACTCAAGGGGGGTTACCCTTCTTGGCCAAGACCTCGGGGCTGAGTTTTATTTTCAAAGGATTGATTCTTCCTTTGGAGGTTGGGACGAAGTTGGCGTTGGCCTTACTTATAGTCATACTCTTGCAGACCTTACAGCAACTGCGTGGCATGAAGTTGGAGGAGGCTCTGGCGGCTCTTATGGCGTAGAGTTCATTCTCTCTCGCGACATTGCTACTCCAGTAGAAGGTCTTGTGTTGACACCTTTTGTCGGACTTAATCTTGCTGATGAATACACTGCTATTGAAGCAGGTTTAGCTGCTGCTTACAAAATTACAGACGGCGCTTCTGTTTTTGTTAAAGGGGCTTACAATGATAACGACCTTGATTCTTCTAGTGCATATAGCCTAGACAATGAGTGGTCTGTAGGAGCAGGAGTATCATATAAATTCTAATTTAAATTAGTTTTAAATACAAAATTAAAAAGCCACCTGCACGGGTGGCTTTTTTTGTGTAGTAATTAATTACATGGAACCTGAAAAGTCTTTAATCAAAGAATTCCTCAATGGAGGCTGG